AAAAGTTAAGATATTGTAATACCCTCAAAACTTTACATAGAATAAATATATATGATGGAATCTATAAATAATCATAACTCTCTATGGAAGTTCAATGGCACTTACAATCAAGAAAAAAGTTCAAAATTATATTATTGACCAAGGCGCAACGTTTGAAAAGACGATTGGGGCCGAGAACAGTTCTTCTGTAGCTGTGGATATTTCGGCCGGAACAGTTTCGGGAAGCATAATCAAGAATTTCGCTTATGCAAACACTTTGGTAAATTTCACTACATCACTGTCTGGCGCAAACACCACATTTTCCCTGACCGCAACGCAGACAGCGGCACTTGCGGAGGGAAAATACTACTACACTTTGTTATACACACAAAGTGGAGGTACAGTAAAAGAACGACTTGCAGAAGGACTTATTACAGTCGAACCATCTGCCGAAATCAATAATGGATAAATGAAACTATGTCAACAACACAACCAGCATCAACTACAGAATTAAAAGAATATTGTCTGAGAAAACTAGGAAAGCCGGTCATTGATGTCAATCTTGCAGACGAACAGATGAATGATATGATTGATGAAGCAATCCAAATGTTTCAAGAGTATCATTTTGATGGAACAGAAGTACATTATTTACCAGAACAAGTGACTGCAAGTACATTGACTTTTGCAAGTGCATCTACAGGAACATTTACTGCCGAAGAAACAATCACGGGCGGAACATCGAATGCAACTGCAACAGTCCATGCAGTAACAAGTAATACTGTTCTGAAATTCAAAGAACACAAAGATGGAAATGGACTTAGGGCTGCGAATACTTCTGGTGCTACATTTGTTGCAGGAGAAACAGTAACAGGTTCAAGTTCGGGTGCAACTGGTGTACCTCATGCAACACAAGCAACGGCAGTTTCATTTGGAAATGCAGACACACGATATTTAACAATTGATGATACGATTATTGGAATAAGAGATGTTTTACCAATCAGTCGAGCACTTTCTACAAACGATATGTTTTCGGTTGAATATCAATTTAATCTAAATGAACTTCCAAGTGTTCTTCAAGGTGCTGGTGGATTGTCCTATTTTGCATCTACTAAACAGAATCTTTCTCTTTTGAATCAAATGTTTTCAAGTGGAACATCACGACAAATGAGATTCAATCGGATGACAGATAAACTTCATCTAGACATGGATTGGGACAATGCAGTAGATATTGATGATTGGATTATAGTCCAATGTTTCAAAAAGATTGATGGTACAACTTATACAGAAATATACAACGACATCTTTCTGAAAAAATATACGATTGCGTTATTTAAAAAGCAATGGGGTCAGAATTTAATCAAGTTTGAAGGAATGCAGTTGCCGGGTGGTGCAACTTTAAACGGAAGACAAATTTATGATGATGGAAACACAGAACTAGAACGACTTGATGAGGAATTGCAACTGAAATATCAGGCGCCTGACAACTTTTATGTAGGATAATCGAATGGCTACAAATTCATATTTCCGCAACTTTGATGCGAAAAATGACCAAGAACTTTTACATTCGATTGTCACCGAATCAATTAAAGTAACTGGTTACGATGTAAATTACATTCCTAGAACCCTTGTCAATGAAGATACGATTCTTGGCGAGGATTCTATTTCCGAATATAAAGATGCATATTCGGTGGAGATGTTCATCAAGTCCGTTGATGGTTTTGAAGGTGAAGGAGATCTCGTTTCTAAATTTGGTCTGGAAGTACGTGACCAAATCATATTTTCCCTATCAAGACGAGCATGGGAAGGTTTGGATATAGGAACTCGACCAAAAGAGGGTGATCTCATTTATTTTGGTTTGACCAGTAAACTCTTCCAAATCATGTTTGTTGAACATGAACTGCCGTTTTATCAAGCGGGCGCACTTCCAACATTTGACTTGACTTGTGAACTCTTTACTTATTCCGATGAAGCATTGGATACAGGAATTGATGACATAGATGTAGTAGAAAGACAACAATCTTTTGTTCGTACCTTTGAGTTGTCTAGTGTATCTGGAACTTTCACAGTTGGTGAAACTGTTACAGGCGGAACATCTGCTGTAACAGGAGAAGTTGCAAGATGGGATTCCGCTACGAGTTATTTGTATCTCATCAATATGACAGGATCATTTACTCTATCGGAAATATTGACAGGAGCAACCAGTACAGCAACTGGAACATATAACGTACAACAATCAACTGCTGAAGCTTCTACTACATTACAATCGATAGATGATGGAACAGATGATAAAACTTCAAGTAATAAACAGTTTGAGATTGATGCGGATTCCGTCTTTGACTTTTCTGAATCGAATCCATTTGGAGAAAATCCGTAATGTTTGGAACATATTTTTATCACCAGACCTCAAGAAAGATGGTGGTTGCGTTTGGTTCGTTATTTAATAATATAGAAGTTCGTAGAACTGATAGTAGCGATGCAGTAACCGAAGTTATCAAAATTCCTCTTTCTTATGGGCCAAAAGACAAGATGTTGGTTAGGATCAGTCAAGATCCAAGCCTAAACCCAAATGTGGCACTTACTGTTCCACGAATGGGATTTGAGTTGACCGCCATGACTTATGATGGTGCGAGAAAACTCAATACGATGGGCCGGAATGTTAAAAAGGGAACAACTGGACTCAAGAAACAATATAATCCTGTGCCGTATAATTGGGATTTCTCTCTTTATGTGTTTGTAAAGAACGCAGAAGATGGAACACAAATCCTAGAACAGATCCTTCCATTCTTTACACCAGATTTCACAGTAACAATGACTTTGGTTTCTGGAATGACTGTTAAAATGGATATTCCTTTGGTATTGAACTCTGTTACAAGTGAAGATAGTTATGAGGGAGATTTTGCAACTAGGCGATCTATTATTTGGACACTTTCTTTTTTGATGAAGGGGTTTTTATATCCATCTGTTACAGATAATGCAAAAGTTATTACTTCTTCAACTGTAGATACGCATATTATGTCTGCCGCTACCGCTGCAGATCCGATATATATTGTTGCGGAGGATAGTACACCATACGCACAGAATTATATGATTTTAAATAAACATGAAATAGATGATGCAACACGAATAAGAATATTGTCGGAAGCATCAGAAGACGCCTCTTCTGCTGGACAAACAGTTAGTAGAACAACTGTTGAACCAACATCTGCTGGCGCTCTAACAGATGAAGATTTTGGATTTAGTGAAACTTTTGAGTTCTTTCCACAAGGGAAAACATACGATCCAGTAGCGGAAACAGATAGTTAATGAAAACTGAAAAATTAGTTGAGCAAAGGATTGAAAAACATCTTGATCTCGTTGAACATAATAAAAATTATTATACAGAAGCTAAGACAATGGTTCTTCCTGCCACAATAGTAGATGGAGAAGAAAAAGATACAGATTTTCGATATGCTCGAGAAAATATGTATCACATCATTGAACGTGGTAGAGATGCAATGGAGGAACTTTTAGAGATTGCAAAAGCAGAAGAATCTCCAAGAGCATTTGAAGTGTTTGGTCAATTACTGAAAAACATGACTGACACACAAGAAAAATTGATGGAATTACATCAGAAAAAACAGAAATTGGAAAACGATGGAGAACGACAGGAAGTCACAAAAGCACAAAACGTGACTAATGCATTATTCGTTGGTAGTACGGCTGACTTATTAAAATTGGTCAAAAGAGAGACAAAACAAAATGATTGATATTTTTAGTACTTCTGAAATGATGATGTTGGGATTAGTTCTCTTCTCATCTTTTTGGATATTTCTATTTAATTACAGACAGGATAATAAGGACAAGTATAGTGGCCATGCGTGGTTGATATTACTGGATCTGCTTATTAATATGGGTATGTCTGCAACTGGATATTTGTTGATTTCAATTGTATTCACAAATGTTCCGCAACTTGCAGCATATGAAAGTTATCGATACCCTGTGGGATATCTATTCGGTTTAACTTCAAACGTAAGTATACCGATAGTTCTCAAGTGGTTTCAACAGCAAATAACTAAAAAACTTAATGAAGCAGGAAAGAAGTGAGGTAAATTATGGCTGAACAAACAAAAGCAACAAAGAAAAAAGCAGATGAGAATGTTGATGTGATGGAGTTGGAACCAGTAAAACAAATAGAGGTGGAAACCAAAGACCTAGTTGTTTCAAGCAAATTATGGATATACATGATTATTGGATTATTAGTATATATGATTTTCTTGGTAATTCCAGATATTAATGAAAAAGTCACATGGATGGAAAAGGATCTCAATTCAGTATTGGTTCAATCAGAACGATTTAAAAAATCTACTAGAGTATTTGCTAGAGATCATAAATGTGCTTCATGTCATTTAAGTCCAGATTATCTTCTTCACAACTTACTCACCAAATATCCTAGTTTTTCTGACATCAAGGCTTTCATGGCAGTCGGACATCAGAGATACTATACCATGTCAGCCCCGATTGCAGATGAAGAACTTCTGACAATTTATCGGGCGTTGCAATGATATACGTTAAAGTATTCTTCACTATTCTAACTATGTTTTGGATCATGGCATTATCTGTTGCAGATGGTGCAGAAATGGCTCCTCATGACCATAGTAAAATGTCTATCGAAGAAAGACGAGCAATACAAAAGAAATGGAAAGAGGAAGAAGAAAAACCTAAACCAGAATATATTCCTACATATGGAACAACTTTCAATCGGGTAAAAGAAAGAGGGTATGTCATATGTGGAACTAATGATGAGTTTCCTGGCTTCTCACAAGAGCATTGGAGTAATGAAGATGGTAAAGTATGGAAGGGTTTCGATGTAGATATTTGTCGTGCAGTTGCAATTGCAATGTTTGGGAATGTAGAGGATATTGAATTTGAAGTAGTAAATGGAAAAACACGATTTGAATATTTAATCGATGGCACTATAGATGTTCTTTCTGCAGCAACAACTTATACTTTTACGAGGAACGTTTCAAAAAAATTAGAATTCATGCCTACAACCTATTACGATGGACAGGGATTCATTGTAAGAAAAACTCTTGGAGTATCATCTGCAAAACAGATGGCGGGTGCGAGGGTATGTTTTAGTGAAACTGGAACTGCTGCGAAGAACATAAAAGATTTCTTTAAGAAACATTTCATTACATATATTCCTGTTCCTGTTCCCCCCACTCAAAAAACAAGAGAAATATATAAAAGGGGTGAATGTGATATGTATGGAACAGATCGGTCTGGTCTTGCATCGAATCGCTTGAGTTTCGATGACCCTGACAGACACATGATTCTTCCAGAAATAATCTCAAAAGAGCCATTGGGGCCGGTTGTTCGATACGGAGATCAGAAATGGTCAGATGTGGTTCGGTGGTCAGTTTATGTTCTTTTTATTGCAGAAGAAATGGGATTAAATTCTAAAAATATAAGCAAATTTAAAAACAATATCGATCCAAATATACAAAGGTTTATGGGTGAATTAAATGGAAAAGATCATCCCCATCTTGGATCTAAACTTGGGCTAGGCAAAACTTGGTCATACGATATCATTAGGTTACTTGGAAATTATAAAGAAATATATGAACGGAATGTAGGAGAGAATACTCCACTTGGATTAGAACGTGGATTGAATAAATTATATATTCATGGAGGATTATTATACGCCCCACCACTAAAGTAAGGAAATATGGGCCAAGTTACTCCCTTTTCTAAAAATACTGGTGAGGAAGATGAAAAGAAAAATCATTTTTCTAAAGTACCAGAAGATCGTACTGCGGTAGATAATATTCTGCGAGTCAATCACGGTAATCAAATGAGATTGGGGTTGATGGCAGATGCAAAAGCCAATATCATGATTACAGTTGCATCTATTGTTTTTTCTATAACGATTGCGAATCTTGATAATGAATTGATGAAATGGCCTCTTCTGACATTTGCATTTGGTTGTTTCTTTTCTCTTCTTTTTGCAATATTTGCAATCATTCCAAAGACAAATTATCCAAAAGATGCAACAGGAGACATAGACAGAAAATCTCCATTTTTTAATCCGTTATTTTTTGGACATTTTGCACATCTACCAATAGATGAGTATAAAGATGATTATGCAGAAAAATTGATGACTGATGATTCAATATATGATGCACTTGCAGGAGATATATACGGACAAGGAAAAGTTCTCGCACTCAGTAAATACAAATTTCTCAAATGGTCTTACATGAGTTTCCTTTGGGGAATGATAGGTGCGATTGTGGTGTTTATTTTACAAGGCCCTTTCGGAGATATTGTTTTAGGTGGTGCATCAAATATACTTGATATAATCATAGGAGAATTAAATTTTACTTTGGATGGTATGAAATATTTGTTGTGTCAATCTTCTTCAGTATGTAGAAGTGGAGGATTATAATGAAAGGAAATTTATGCAAGAACACAAAACTTACTTAGGCAATCCTTTACTCAAATCCGCATATGTTCCCCAAGATTTCTCTGAGGAACAGGTTGGGGAGTATATAAGATGTCAACAAGATCCTCTTTATTTTGTCCATAATCATGTAAAAATTGTTTCTGTTGATGAAGGTCTAATTGAATTTGATGTTCGTGATTATCAAGAAGACATGATAAACAGATTTCACAATGAACGATTTGTGATCTGTAAAATGGCTCGCCAATCTGGTAAGTCAACTACAATCCTTGCATACCTTCTTCACTACATTCTTTTCAATGAAAATGTTTCGGTTGCAGTCCTTGCGAACAAAAAAGCAACTGCAATGGAACTTCTTGGAAGATTGCAACTTGCATACGAACATATGCCGAAATGGTTGCAACAAGGAATCTTAATATGGAACAAGGGGAATATCGAACTGGAAAATGGCTCGAAGATTCTTGCTAGTTCGACTTCTGGATCTGCAATTCGAGGTGGAACTTTCAATATTATTTTCTTAGATGAATTTGCTTTTGTTCCATCTAATATTTCTGAAGAGTTTTTCAGTTCTGTATATCCTACTATTTCATCTGGTAAAACCACAAAGGTATTCATCGTTTCTACGCCAAACGGCATGAATCTGTTCTACAAATTGTGGACGGATGCAGAGGAAAAACAGAATGACTATTCTCCCATTTCAGTTCATTGGTCACAAGTTCCAGACAGAGATGCAGAATGGAAAGAGAAAACGATACGGAATACCTCAGAACGACAATTTCAACAGGAATTTGAATGCTCGTTCTTAGGGAGTTCCAATACTCTTATCTCAACTGAAAAACTTATGTCGATGCCGTTTAAACAACCGATTTATCAACATGAGGGGTTGGATGTTTATCAAGAACCAATTACGAATCACACATACGTTATGGTGTGCGATGTTGCAAGGGGAGTTGGTCTTGATTATTCTGCATTTTCGATATTCGATGTTACAAAACAACCATATCGACAAGTTGGGAAATATCGGAAGAATGATATATCACCAATGTTGTATCCTAATATTATCTTCACAATTGCACAGAAATACAACGAAGCGTTTGTTCTGGTAGAGGTAAACGACATAGGACAACAAGTAGCTGACATTCTTTATCATGATATGGAATACGAAAACATGATGATGGTTACAATGCATGGTAGAAACGGACAACAAATTGGGGGAGGATTTTCCAAGAACGTTTCGATGGGAATCCGTACAACAAAACAAGTCAAGAGAATTGGGTGTGCGACACTCAAGGACTTAATAGAAAGAAACAACCTACTTATTGAAGATTTTGATACGATTAGTGAGTTGACAACCTTTATCGGAAAAAGTACATCGTGGGAAGCAGATGATGGAGCTCATGATGATTTGGTGATGGGATGTGTCCTGTTTTCTTGGTTAGTACAACAGAGGTACTTCAGAGAACTCACAGACCAAGATATACGAGAAAAAATGTTTGCGGAACAAATGAAAATGATTGAGGAAGAGTTGGTTCCATTTGGAATTATTAACGATGGTAATGATCCAGATGAATATCAAATTCCAGGCGATGATAATGTTTGGAAACCGGCTAGTGATAAAAATCAGTATGAATATTTTTAGATATATTCTTTATTCTTCTTAGATTCGGATTCAAAACCAAAATCGTCTTCTTCTTTGATTATTTCAGTATTCAATAACAAAAGTAACGCATCGATTTCTTTTTCTAATTCTGGTCGGAGATTGCGGAGTCGAAAGAGATATTTAACACTTTCTTTCTCAATCATTTCTTTACTAACACGAACTGAACCATAACTTTTTTTATTTTGACTTTTGGTTTGGAGTTCAAGATGTTCTGGATTGACACAACCATTGTTTTCACAAGTTTGATGAACTACCATATTTTCAGCAATATTTCCTTTGTGTAACAGATATGAAAATCGATGTGCGGGCATAGATTTTCCATCAATTGAAAACATACCATATCCCTGTTTTTGTCTGGCTGCATTCCAAACGTGACAGTCATTGGTTTTATTAACTTTTATATTGAAACGATTTATTGCTTTTTGTGGAAACTTCATGTTTATCGTACACTAAATATTATTCATCAATTACTGTTATTTATAAATATTCCATAAGAACAAATGTAATGTTCTAAAGAAACTCATAAAATTTTATATGGAGAAGAAAGATGGCCTTTCAAGTAAGTCCAGGCGTTAATACCTCAGAAATTGATCTGACTAATGTAGTAGTCGGTGCAGGAACCTCCACTGGTGGGTTCGCCGGAAGATTCCGCTGGGGCCCAATCGAAGATATTCAACTGATTACGGACGAAGATAATCTGGTGGATACATTCCAAAAACCAGATGATAATAATTTTGAACATTTCTTCACTGCTGCAAACTTCCTTTCGTATTCAAATGCATTGAACGTTGTTCGTGCTGCAAATACTACAGTCGCAAATGCGGCTGCACCAAAGAATGCTTGTGCAAATACTGGAACATATGTTAATGTTCAGATTACAACATCCGAAAGTTACTACAACACTTATGATGATGAACAAGGTGGAACAGCATATAGTACTGCTGCAAACGGGCCGTTCGTTGCAAAGTGGGCAGGAGATTTAGGAAACACGTTCAAATACTCCATGTGTCCAGCAGATAGACCTTCTGCAACATTAACTGGAACAGTTGCATGGACTGAAACCAGTGCCGGTTCAAACCCTGGCAGGATTACAGGAGTAAATTCTTTATTTGGTATAGAACTTAGAGTTGGAGATGCTATTCAGATTACAGGAGAAACAGGTTTACATATTGTAACAACGGTTACTTCTAATACTATTGCTGTTGCACATTCAACGAGTGCAACTGACTCAGCTGCAGTAACCGCAACCACAGGAGTCCGCCAAAAGAGGTCGGCATTTCACACTATTGCTTCAAATATGAAGGGAACTGTTGCGGTAACTGCTGATAGTGCTACTGTAACTGGAACAGGAACACTATTCGACTCTCAATTTATAGTTGGGGATAAAATTACTATTAATGGTGAAACCAGAAAAGTAAAAACTCTTACATCAAATACTGTAATAGTAACTGATACTAAGTTCCTTAATGCTGCATCTGCTCAAACTTATACAAGAGATTGGGAATATGCGAGCGCTTTCCCAGAGGGCCCACCCACAACTTCAACACACGCAGCAGACAAAAATATGGCATTAGATGAAATCCATATTGCAGTTGTTGATGAAGATGGGGAATGGACAGGATCACCCGATGAAGTTGTAGAAGCACACGCAAATCTTTCAGTTGCAAAAGGTGCAAGAGATGGTCAAGGTGAAGATACTTACTACAAAAATTGGATCAACAAGTATTCCAAATTTTTGTGGTGGTTACAGCGTCCAATTGTTGACAGTGAAACAACAAGTGGAGATTATACAACTCCTGCTGCTACTGGATCTAAGACGCTTCGTGCATGGGGTGCAACCGCTGATGCAAGTGGAACACAACAAGCAGATGAATTTTATATGCCTGGTAAACCTCAAACTATAAGTTTGGGAGGTGGAACTGCTGGGTCTGCACCAAGTGATGCAGATGTTATTCGTGCATACGATTTAATGAAATCAGCGGAAGATGCTGATGTTTCTCTTCTGATGACAGGTTCACATGGTTCAACAGTTGCCCGTCATTGTATTGGACAAATTGCAGAATCACGTAAAGATTGTATTGCATTCTTTTCACCAGAAAAATCAGATGTTGTAGGAACCACAAGTTCTTCAGCTTCGACTACTGCGGTAACTGGATATCGTGATACTGTTAATCAAAACTCTTCTTACGCAGTTATGGACTCTGGTTGGAAACAAATGTTCGACAAACATAACGACAAAATGCGTTATGTTCCTCTGAACGGAGATATTGCCGGACTTTGTGCTCAGACTGATGCAGTGCGAGATCCTTTCTTTTCTCCTGGCGGATTTAATAGAGGTCAGATTAAAGGTGTTGTAAAACTTCCTTTCAATCCAAAGAAAGCGGAACGTGATAAATTGTATCAATCACAAGTCAATCCAATTGTTTCTTTCCCAGGCGAAGGTACACTTCTGTTTGGTGACAAAACACAATTGACAAAACCATCTGCATTTGATAGAATCAATGTACGAAGGTTGTTCATCCTTCTGGAAAAAGCGATTGCAAATGCAGCTCGATTCCAGTTATTTGAATTCAACGATGAGTTCACACGTTCACAATTCGTTTCGATGGTTGAACCTTTCTTGCGTGATATTCAAGGAAGAGGTGGAATTCAAGATTTTGCAGTTGTTTGTGACGCTTCAAATAATACACCACAAGTTGTAGATTCTAATTCGTTTAGAGGTGACATTTTTGTCAAACCTTCACGTGCTATCAACTTTATTCAACTCAACTTTGTTGCAGTTAGAAGTGG